GAAAACGCATAACTACCCCGCGACGGCATCCCTTCCCGTTTGTGTTTCTTTGCTGTGGCAAACGCGGCGCTCAATGCTTCCCGGCTGCCCAAACCCCGAATGGTGAAAAACCGGACAAGTCCCTGAATATATTTCGATGTTCCGCCGCCGCCTTTGCCGTATGGTATCCGGTTGGCTGGTACGCCAAACTCCATTACCAACCCGTAATCTAATGCCGTCATTACCGCCGTGATCGTATCGCCTTCAACTTTCACCTCATACTGAATAGACTTTTCCAGTGCCCCGGTAAGCCGGTGCCCCTCTGCCTGTAATTCAGCAATTAGCCGCTTTTGCAGGTCGTTCATTGCCTCACGTATGGCGGTGGTCAGTTTGTCGGTGACGGTTGGCATCTAACACGTTTTGCATCCCGCATCCTGCGCCAAAACGCCAAAGTCGGTTTCGGTGAAATTCCAATCTGTTTCAGGGCAAGCATTGACAGCAAAGCGAAGATTGACCGCCGTGCCGTATATGTTTTCTGCTCGCTCTACCCGGAAAGTAGGCGCCTCGGCATTGTGTTTTTGCGATGCGGTCAAAATTGACGGGGCAACCGGGACAGCATCGAATCTTTGCGCGGCAATACCCTGTGCAATGAAGTCAGTGTTTGCCCATACCGCCGCACCGCCGTCCACCTGGTAACCGCGTGTATTATTCAGGTATCGAAGCGCTGAAAGCAGCATCGTTTCGGTATCAAAGTAAATCTCGTTCACCGTCCTTGCTCCACGCCCTACACACTTTCTGCCGTCCTTGTCATCTACCCATACATCCAAAACGCCTACCTGCACACTTGAAACAATAACACCGTTTCCGCCAATGGGGTTAATCATTGTACTTTCATTCTCAAAGGCGTACAATAGTGGGAACTCCCAAACAATGCTATTCGGGTTGTACGCCTTTTCATGCCAAAGACGCGACCAAAAGAACGGTTTATCCTTGTCGCAAATCGTAGCGCCCAGGTTAGGCGTCGAAATCTCGACGGCCATCGACTTTTGCAGAACCCGCCATGTTTGCAATTGATTGCACTTTAATTCCTGCCGGGGGTAGAACCGTACAGAATCACGGAAGGCGGTGTATATGTCAGTGAGTAGGACGTTCATTGTTTACCTTAATTTGAATCATTATCTTCTCATACTGCTTTGCCTTAATTATCCGCTTCCCCGTATCCGTAAGGCGTAGCGCATCGGTGAAGTTGAGTATTTCGATTGTCATAAATTTGCATTTTCCATGCTGATAAACCGCACAACATCAACAAAATTAGAACGCTTCATGCTTTCGACGGCACTTTTACCCGCTTCGACATACCAACCCCTCTCAAGGAGTTTGAGGTAGATTTGCCGGTGCCCGATTTGCTCAAAGACTTGTTCGCTGTGGGCAATTGCCGCGTTGAACGCTTCTTGTTCGGCCTGGCGCGCCTTGCTATCCTTTGAACGAGGCCTAAAGCGTGGTTGCTCAAAGTACCAACGGCAGCGCCCGTCAGCGCGGATGGCCTCATCAAACTTGCTAAAAAAAAATCTATGTCCAAAGCGGTACCAGCGTCAACGCCGTTCCCGCCGTGAATATCGGCGAAGTATTCGGTCCTGGCATTTATGAAGTTTTCAACATCGCTTTCCCCGTATGGCAACCGTTCGCCGTCTTTCAATGCCAGCACGGATAACAGGTTAAGGTAGTACGTGTATAGCCCTGACCCGTCCGGGTCTTGCGTCGTCTCAACCATGCGCTTTGCAATGCGCCGGATTTCGTAGGCTTCAATCATTTGCCCGGTATCCATCGCCGGCAATAACGGTAGGGCTGAAAGCGTTTGGACGCCGATAATCGGCACAGTGTACCGCTCCCCTTTGTAGTCGAAATAACAATCCTGCGGCGTCCGTATGCGGGCCTGAAATGTCCCTACCAAGTTGGCTATCCACACATATAGCGATTGCAGCCCGCCGGATGGAATGTCGTCCGTGTTTCCGTAGTGGGCATCTAATACGCTATTCAGCGGAACGCCGAAAAATTCACCGACACACTTTGCCAGCACACGCGCTACGTTGACCTCTCCGGCCTCTAATTTCTCTTTGTCGTGTAGTGGCTCCTCCGCTTTGATAAAATCAATGTAGCGGTTTAGTGGAACTTCATACAACGAACGGTACATCGGCAGTTCTGCGATGATTGTACCGTCCGGTTTCTTTAGCTTGATTTTGTCGCGTACGTCGGTCATTAATCGCAGTTTCCGTTGTGAATAAATCCAGGGGAATTTTCAAACTCAAACATATCTTCTACCTTCCCGTTTAACAAAACAGGTATCCATCCCTCCTGCGTTTCGTCGATGCGCGACCAATCAAATGCAATTTTCCATCGCCAACTCTTTGTTTCCTCTTTCGCGTAATTATCAAAATCGGTAGCAAGTGTCTTTCTGTCCTCTGCGCATTCGGGCATATCCAAATATGAACAGCCGTACTTGCACGTATCAAATGACGATGCGAAGCGCCCAACGTTTATAACAAAACCCTCTGCTTCGGGGTGTGTACATCTAAGGCCGCCACATTGGGCAGTGTAGAAAACGCCCGTCTTTTCCAAAACAATTAATGCGGTTTGGTCTTCGCCAACCACATATTCAATGTCAATTACTTTCCTCATTTGCGCTTTTGTTTCAACATTGCCGCCTTTTGTGCGCCGCTGTCGGGCATCTCGTCCTCTGTTACCCCCAGGCCAATAAGCGCCGCCGTGATCCGGCCTTCGCCGAACATTTCCAAGATCGCGCGTGGCTTCATAACCGTGATAGTTTCGAGGTCGCTATCTGAAATTGGGGTGTCATCCCCCGCAACATGACTTAGCCCTTTTGGCTTTTCGCGCCGTTGCCGGGGCGCTTGGGATTCTTGCACTTCTTCCAGGGGTAGCAACACCTCCACGGCGTTGGGCTTTGGGGCTAACTTCTCCCCCGCTTTGGCTTCGGGGGATTTAGGGTGTACAAATCTCTTTAGGCTACTTTCCGTTACCGGCGCGGGTGTCGGCTGTTTAGATGCAATGTTTTTAGCGCGGCGCTTTTCATTGGCGGCGTTGACGCCTGCCGTTGCCCAATGCCTTTGCATCCACACGGCCAATTCACGCGCTAATGGATGATTCGGCCCGCCGCTCAATCCGATTGCATAGTCATAGACCTGTGCAATGTGTTCGAGGGCTTCTTCTTTTGTTGGTGCCATTAATCTTGTATTTTTGAAATCAGGTCTTTTATTTCCTGATCTTGTGAAAGTTTCTTCATTGATTGGCAAAACATATTTGCCACAAAGGAAGGAAAGAATAGGGCAAACACAGACATAATCAAAAGAAACAATCCCGTCCTAATTAGGTCGAAAAATAAGCCTATTCGCTGCATCTTATCTGTTTTACCCGGCCCGCATTTGACGGGCGCGGCGTTGTTTGTATGGTAATAAGTCGAAATATTCACGCATCGAAATAATATCAGCATACCCAGGCGACCGCTTAATGTTCGCTATAATATCCTCCTTCGGAATAATTAGCATCGGCGCACCCTCTTTAGTATCCGCTTTTCGTATCGCCAACATTTCCTCTGTAACTTTCTCTTGCAAATGTAGGCTTTTTGTGTCGAAAAACATGCCACAATCCTCAACACGCCTACCGCTTCGGAAAAAGCATTGCGCCCGAAGGTTTGCGTACTGTGGTTTGCGGTTTGCGGCCTTTTGCTCCGGCGTCTTATTCGGTTCCGTGTCAACGGCGGCAGATGCGCCCACAAACGGAATTGCTCCTGCCAAATCGCCTTTCAGGTGTTCGCCCGATCCTGTCGCATCAAAGCAGATTCGCCGCGCTGGTACGCCGTGCATGTGGGCCGTTTTCCTGATTATCGAAGTCACATCAGTCGAAGCCGTTTTTTTGTACTCCGACACATCAAACAAAACCCAATCATCCCAAACACCAATTACAAAATCGTCTGCCCCGCCATACGCCGGGTCAGCCGTTATGTACTTAACCCCGGTGCGCGGTATGAAAGAATTGCTGAAAATATCCTGAACGGAACCGTAATTGTAGATTAGATTTTTCTGGTTATCAAAGTCCCAATCCCCCTTAATAAACCTGTCGTACATTTCAGGCTCCATGTCTGACCAAGCGGCCCACTGATCCGCCGTAACAAAAGGATTGTCAGACGGTAGGGCGCTCATAAAAAACATATTGCCCGGCAATGTGCCGTTTCTCCACGGTTCGTAAAATATGCGCCGTGACCATGTGTAGGTAGGGTTGACGGTAAGGAATATGAGGCCCGGCGGCATTGGGTCAATATACCATGACCCGGTACGCTCCTTTGCCTTCTCCCACATCAACGGGCTTAGTTCCTCTGCCTGTTCAAGAAAGATGCCGTTTGTTTCCAGCCCTAAGAACGCCTTTAATTCCGGGTCACGGGTGATACTTTCAGGCATCATATAAATGCGGCTACCGTTCACGTACTCATAATAATAATCCCCGCCGTCACGGTGCGCAGTCCAACCGTTTTCAGGTAAAAACTTTTCGATGGATGGGATTGTGGTTTTCTTTAGCGACGGCAATGTGTCCCGGATGGTATGCCAACGGGAATTAGGGTATTTGTGGGAAAGAAGTATGAGAAGGAAAAGGGTTACCGACGTTTTGCCACCGCGAACGGCCCCGCCGTAACCAAAGAACCTGTATTCGTTTAACCCGGAACATGCAGACATTACAGCGTTAAAATACTCCCCCTGTCGCTTATTGCGTGACAGGTCTATTTTTTCGTGTATGACTACGCTCATAAGTCAATGACTGTGCCGTCTGGAAGGGTGTAACGGGAAACGGTTAATTCCCCTTTTATTGATAAGTCTGTTGATTGCTTTGACTTGCCATGCGCCCGGTCTAACATCTCACGCAGTATTTCCAGCGACTTTTTGCCCAACAATTCTTTTGCCGCCAACCGGACTACCATCGGCATATCGTTTGTTTCATCTTCGACTTTGCCAGAAATATCCTTTACGTCCAACAGGTGCAATGCAAGCACATACTGAAACGCCTCTTTCACTGCTTCGGGCGTTGCCTGTTCAATTCCGCGCTCTTTCCATTCCTTTGCAAGTTGGGAGAATACACGGGCTTTACGGCCCCTGTTGGGGGGTTGGTAGTCTGCGGAAAACTGCTTTCCGTCCTCTGGCCTTATCGCTGCTTTTCCTCCTGCCATTACGTCGTTTTTACGTCGTTTTGAGCGGCATGGTCGAATCGAACGCCCCATTCAGGCCGGTAGCCTGGCCCTCTCCCTTGTGAGGTACTGCCGCGTGTTGTTGCCTTTCGGCCAATGTTATTTTTTCGCCTTTATACATTCCGGCCCCCATTTCGTCAATCCTTGAAAATGGAATGATAGGCGCGTTTATCTTGCACGTTTTATCAATTAGGTATATATACCGGAGCTGGTATCCGGGCAAAACTTTTCCCCCGCAAAGCGAAACGTATTTTAGAAAATCATACCGCCCACCTGTTATTTCATAGTATGACTTACCGGAAAGTTCTGGCCTTGCGCTTGTAGGGTTTGATTCAAGTGTCATTTTATGAATAACACTTCCATCTCGTAGAATGCAAGTGTTTTTATTTGAAACAATGCCAGTCAATGCAAAGCCGCTTGCCCGATAAATAGCACCATCTCCGCACTGTGTAGCGTCGGAAAACGAAAGAACCCATTTTATATGCGGGGCGTTTTTTTTGAGTAGTTTAATGGATACGGCAATGCAGCGGCTTTCGCTGTTTTTGGGTAAATGATCGTCGAAGGCCATACGGTTTAATTCTAACATCTCATTCCAAAGGCAGGGCGTAACAAGTGGCAAAACCTTACGCTTGTCCAATGGGCTGCCGTAAC